GCTCAAGGCTAACAACAATCTCCTCGCCATTCCTGGCATACGTGAACCCTACATCACCGAGCAGGTGATGAAGAAGGTACGAGACTACGGACTCGCCATGTACGTCATGGACGTTCCGTCCTACGACGACGACGGCAACAGGTTGTATGATGACTCATCCGAGAAACCCAACATCAGCATCACGACGTCGAACTTCGATGGTCGGGCACTAGACAACAACTACGTCGCTGTCTACTATCCGGAGATCTTCATCGACGACGCCACGAACCGTCGCAAGGTGAAGGTCCCAGCCTCCGTCGCCGCGTACGGTGCTCTTGGATTCAACGACAGGGTGACTTATCCGTGGTTCGCGCCGGCCGGTTTCAACCGAGCCGCCCTGGACTTCGTCTCGAACGTCGCCGTTCGTTTGAACGTGTCAGACCGCGACAGGCTCTACGAATCTCGAGTCAATCCCATCGCGACTTTCCCGCGGCTCGGATACGTGATCTACGGACAAAAGACCCTACAGATCAACAAGTCGGCTCTCGATCGGGTCAACGTACGGAGATTGATGCTGGAGATCAAGAGGATCATCATCGGTATCGCCCAGAAGATCGTGTTCGAACAGAACACGCCTGCCGTTCGGAATAAGTTCGTTGCAGATGCATCGTTCCAGCTCGGTCTCATTCAGACGCAGGCTGGTATTGAGGCATTTCAGGTCGTGATGAACGAGAGCAACAACACTCAGGAGGACGCAGACCTCAATCGCCTCAACGGTCGCATCGTCGTCGTCCCGACTCGCGTCGTCGAATACATCGCGATCGACTTCATCGTCACGAGCAGCGGCGTACAATTCGTATAACAACATGTGAAGCGTGTTAGATGTATAAAATGGTGACAGACACACAGAAATCCGTGTCAATTGAATAGTTAGCAATAATTGGGAGCTTATAATGGCACAACTGAAATTCGGAAGCGCAGGGGTCACAGCCAGAGAGATCGACATCTCGGGCCCTGTGACGCAACAGCCCGTCGGAATCCCCGCCGGAATCGTTGGCACCTCTGTGAAAGGACCCGCATTCGTTCCAATCACTGTCGGAACTTTGTCCGACTGGTATGCGAAGTTTGGTAACACCGACGGCAAGAAGTTCGGACCTCTTGCAGTAGTTGAATGGCTGAGGAACGCGAGGTCTGTCACATACCTCAAGGTCCTCGGCGTCGGCGACGGCCGCGAACGCGACGGTGCTACCGGCAAGGTAACCTCAGCCGGATTCGTCGTCGGAGAGGAACAGCCAAATGCTGCGGGCACAATCGACGGCAATCCATACGCCGTCGACGGCGGAGGTCCGGGGAGGCTATACTTCCTCGGATGCTTCATGTCGGAGTCTCTCGGATCATCGTTCTTCAGCGAAGCCGGTCTTCAGGGCGCCGGAAGCGTCACACCGGGTGTCACCTCCGCTCTTCCCATCGTCAGAGGCGTCCTCATGGCGCCATCGGGCGTCGTCCTTCGCCTCTCTTCTTCGATCGACGGAAACAGCACCGCCCCGACGGCGACGACCCTCGGGACCGATGCAACGGCGAAGGGCTCAGCTCTTGGCACAGTCGTGTTGAAGTCTGGTGGGTCTCCCAAGCAGGAATTCACGCTGTTCCTCAACGGACACAAGGGCACAGACGTCAGGTATCCGAACTCGATCACTACGTCATTCGATCCCGTGGCCAACAACTACATCGGTAAGGCGCTCAACACTGATCCGACGAAGTATCAGGAGGCGGGACACTACCTCTATGCTACGTGGGACATTCACCCTGTCCTCGCGGCTGTCACCGGAACGGCCCTCGTCAGCGCGTCTCTCGGTGCAGACGTCGCCGACGGTCGCGAGCCCTGCGCATTCATAGTGACGTCGTCTCTCGGTAGAAACGTAGGTAGTGCCACAGTTCCGAACTACGAGACTTTCGAGGACAGATTCACGCACGCCGTCTCTCCGTGGGTCGTCTCACAGAAGTTTGGTGGTAAGGCTCAGAACCTCTTCAGGTTCCATTCTCTCGACGACGGCGCCGGAGTCTCGTCGTTGTTCAAGATCTCGATCGAGAACATCACAGTCTCGAACGACCCCCTCGACAAGTACGGTTCTTTCAGCGTCGTCCTCCGTGAGTTCGGTGACAGGGATCTTGACAAGAAGAACCTTCCGAACGAGGTCTTCGCGGGAGTCAACCTAGATCCGTCGTCGGACAGGTACATCGCCAAGGTGATCGGCGACGTCCATGCCTACTTCGACTTCGACCGCGAGGAGTCGTCACAGAAGCTCGTCGTCGATGGAAACTATGAGAACAGGTCGAATTACATTCGAGTAGAAGTGCACCCGGACATCGAGAACGGATTCGTCGATCCCGTCGCTCTTCCCATGGGCTTTAGGGGCGTCGACCACCTCCTTACCTCGGGCTCTGCGCCGCTGCAGGCGTTCGGTGCCGTGGACAACGGAGTCCTCGACGTCGACGACACCGCGAAACGTGCCGTCACTCCGCCCGTGCCCTTCAGGAAGAAGATCACGACGTCGGATGAATGGACAGCAAAGGAGCAGCTCGAACCGAAGCTCTACTGGGGTGTGCAGTTCGAGCATCCTGAGACGCTCGCAAAGAAGAACGGCAGCGTGCTTCCGAACGCGTCTCTCAAGTCATTCGCGAAATACTTCCCCGACTTCGCGGTGGGCGACGCCAAGTTCCTCGTCGGCGACAACGTCGGTGAGGCCGACACCGCCGCATGGGGAATCGTCGACGCCGACAGGTTCTGCAACAACTTCTTCTCTCTCGAGAACGTCCAGGTCGTCACGGGTTCGAACGGCCTCGCCGATCCGCAGAAGTGGGTCAAGGCCGTCTATGCCCGCGGCGGACAGGTCTCCTCGACCAACCTCACTCAGATTGCTGCCGACGGCAAGGGTGACGAGACGAAGGTGCGTGGCTTCAAGGTGGAGGACATCCCCACCAACAAGCAGTTCGCGAAGTTCACGTTCATCATGCAGGGCGGCACCGACGGCGTCAACATCTTCGACTCGGACGAGGCGGCCATCAACAACAGCGCCGTGACGGCCGACATGATCCCGACCGCCGGCCGCGGCCTCAACGAGGGACCGAACGTGAGGACGTATCTCAAGGCCCTCGACATCATGAAGAACGTCGTCAACCTCGACATTCAGCTCCTCGCCATACCCGGCATCAGAGAGCCCATCGTCACCGACGCCGCCACGCTGGCGGTTCAGGACAGGTTCGACGCACTGTACGTCATGGACGTCGAACAGGTCGACGAGAACGACGCAGACGTCACGTCGGACACACAGCTCCCGTCCGTCATCAAGTCGGTCGACATGTTCACGAACCGGTCGGTCGACTCTTCCTTCGCCGCGGCGTACTTCCCCGACGTCCTCTACCGCGATCCGAAGGGCGTCAACCTCAACGTACCTCCTTCGGTCGTAGTGCTCGGTGCCCTGGCCTTGAACGACGCTGTGGGTCACCCGTGGTTCGCTCCCGCAGGCTTCACCCGCGGTGCCCTTCCGGATGCCGTCCTGGAGCCCCGCGTCAGGTTGTCTCAGGCTGACATGGACAAGTTGTACGACAACTCGATCAATCCGATCGTCGCCTTCCCGGGTGCCGCTCGGAGCGGAACCAACCCGCGGGGCGGAGTCGTCGTCTGGGGGCAGAAGACGCTACAGGCGGCGGCGTCGGCCCTCGACCGGGTCAACGTGCGACGACTCCTCATCGACATCCGTCGTCAGGTCAGAGACATCGCACAGACGATCCTCTTCGAGCCGAACCGAGAGGCCACCCTCGCCCGCTTCGCCGCCGCCGTCACTCCGAGGCTGCAGCGGATTCAGGCTCTCAGTGGCCTGGAGCGGTTCAAGGTCGTCATCGACTCTTCCACCACGACGCAGGACGACGTGCTGAACAACACGATCAGGGGCAAGATATTCGTCCAGCCCACGAAGAGCATCGAGTTCGTCAGCCTCGACTTCGTCGTCACGAACAACCTCGCCCAGGTTCAGTAGTCAGCACGACTCCCGACCTCGCCCGCGGAACGAACGTGTCATCGACGCGAAATTCGTCCCACGGACGAGGTCGGAATCGTCTACCTCGTCGAGCGATTCGTCGTCGGTCATTTTCGTGGAATCGCGTCTTGGTCGAAGACGCCCACCGAAAAGAACCGCCTTCGACACAGGACAATGCGTGAAAATCGGATCAGTGGTAGGACGGTCGATTTACCTCGAATTATTCGAGCATAGGATGTGACACATGAGGATAACGAGACAGCAACTTCAGGAGATGATCGACGAGGCGGTGGCCGAGAGGCTCCTTCAGGTCGAGAACCGCAGGCTCATCGAGGGATTTCAGTCCGACCTGGAGGCCGTCGACGCGGCGTCCCTCGTCGAGTTTGCGGAGGCGTATGCGTCCCTCGGCACCGAGGTGCAGGAACAGCTCCACGACCTCCTCGATTCGGGTGAGGACTCGGGCCTGACCTCGTCCGCTGCCCGACTGATCCACCGCACCTTGGGCGGCATGAACGGTGAGATCGACGACGCCCTCGCCGCGTGGTTCGAGGCGGCCGAGGGCTGAATCACAGTTCGAGGACATAGAC